TGCTTGAACTGCTAGGCGTGATAATAATGACATTAACTAATTCCTATTTGAATTGTGTTTGTGCTGCAAATACTGTGAATGCTGCTGATCCTGTTTTAACAATTGTATATGAGTAAGCATCTATACCTGAAGCATTACCACTTGTCCATGCTGTGCCACCTTGATATTTAGGTGTGACAGAAGATCCATCAATAGTAACTGCGTTGTTGTAGTAAGCTGTAGCACCTTGTGATACTAAGAATACTAAAGTAACGGCTTGACCTGTTGACATTAAAGCGTCTAAAGTTGTACCGCTTGATGCTCTAAAGTTTACTGTCCAGTTAGCACTTGCGTTTGTTGTGTAGTAAAGAACTGATTGAGTTGTAGCATCGTAGTTAATAGTGCCTGTAGCCGCAGTTGCTGATATGGTTGTAACTTCTGCTGCATCTTGAAATACCGCGCCTAATACTGATGTTGAACCTGTAAATGTTTGAGTGGCTGTGAATGATTGAGCTATACCTAGTCCTGCAACTGTAGCACTTGATGATGGGAAAGTCATCGTGGTTGAATCTGTACCTGCTAGAGTTAGGGAGTTACTTGCAGTTAGTGTTTTACCGTCAGCGATTGTAAGTGTTGATCCTGTAGCTGGTGCTGTAAGTGCTACTTTATTAATTGAGGTAGCTGATGCTACACCTAAAACTGGGGTAACTAATGTAGGGCTAGTAGATAATACAACGGCAGTTGAACCTGTAGATGATGTAACGCCTGTACCACCTGAAGCTACTGGAAGAGCTGAACCTAATGTAAGGGAAGATAAGTAAGTCGTTGCATCAACAACGTTTGTTCCGTTGTTATAGACAAACATAGATTTACCAGCTGGAACCGCAATACCTGTACCCGATGTATTTTTTACGGTAACTGCATCTGCTAAACCATTATTAACTAGATAGAGTTTTTCAATTTGACAGCCTGAACCTAAAATAAGCTGACGAGCACCACCTGAGGTACCTGTTAAATTTAATCTTAAATTACGAGCAGTTTGGGCATTATTTGTATCAGTTAAAGTAACCGTTACATCGGCACTTGAAAAAGCTACATCCGCTGAACCGGTAATTGCTTCGCCTAACGCGGTGCTTAAGTTTGTATTTGTTGTAGTACCCCATGTACCAGACTGCTCTCCGGTTCCAATGAGTTCTATCTTAAGGTCTGAATAGGTACTTGCCATAATAAATTCCTTTAAATTTTGTTATATTCTACTACATTTATGCGGCTATTCGTAGCCAATTCGGTGTTTGTGCTGTATTTATTGTACCCCAACTTGGTGTTTGTGACGTATTAATTGTTATCCAATTTGGGTTACTTATAGTAGCTGTACCACCTACTAGTGTTAGTGCGCCTGCTGATGGCGTAATTACTTTACCTTGTAATACATTTGGAGCAGAGCCTACAATATTAACAGCTCCAGTAGTGGGTCTACTTACTCTACCGCCTGCTATGTCAGGTAATTGTCCTACTACTGTTATAGCCCCTACAGAAGGAGTTATAATCTTGCCTTGTATTGCAACAGGTGCTATGCCTGTTAATGTGACTAATCCAGTTAATCCAGTCGCACTGCTTCTAAATGTTGTAGGTGCTGCCCCTACTAACGATAATGTTCCTGTGTTAGGCGCAATTTCTAATCTAATTATTGATGTAGGTGCCTGACCTGTAACAGTTATGCTACCAACATTCGGTGTAATTATTCGACCGCTTACAACTGTACTTGGTGCTGAGCCTATTAAAACTGTAGCACCTGCAGGGGTAACTACCTTGCCACTAACTATGCCCGGTGTTTGACCTACTATGGTTACACTACCAACATTAGGTGTTACTACATTACTTCGAGCTATATCAGGCGCAAAACCTAATATATTAGCAGCCCCTGCGGCAGGTGAAATTATTCTACCTATAACTGCATTAGGTGCTATGCCTGTAGCTACAATCGCTCCTACACCTGGGATAACTACTGTACCCCTTAATATGCTAGGTGCTATGCCTGTAATTGTTGCAGTTCCAACTGCGGGTGTTATTACCTTACCACTTACAACTGTACTTGGTGCTGATCCTACTAAAACAGATGCACCTGCAGGTGTTGTGATAATACCACTTACAACTTTAGGCGTTTGTCCTGTTAAGACAACGGTTCCTGCATTAGGCGCAATCACTTGCCCACTTATTACATTTGGTGCCCCACCTACTAATGTTAATGTTCCAACACTAGGAGTAATTGCTTTACCACTTATAACATCTGGTGCGTATCCTAATAAAGACACTATGCCTGTATTAGGTGTTATGACTCTTTCTTCTAGTACTGTAGGCGTTTGACCTACTAATGATACTATGCCAGCTGCGGGAGTTATTACCCGACCTTGAATAACTGTTGGTACTTCTCCAGTACCCCAACCACCAAAGCCCCAGGTATCTATTCCCCAAGCGCCAGTACCACCTACTAATATCGCGCCTGTAGAAGGTGTTATTAATACGCCTGTGCCCCACTCACCGGAGCTCCAGGCACCACGTCCCCAGCCGCTGTCTACCACGACTTACTCTATTAAGTTAAAGTAAAGATGCCGGTAGCAGCAGGTAAAATCGTCAATGTATTTGGTGATGTAACAGTAAATTGACTAGATGATAATTGGCAGAAACATAGTAACTTACCAGCAGTTGCGCCAGTTGAATTACGTAGAATCGCGTATTTAATATTAGTCAATGAAGCACCAGAAGCTGTGAATGCTAAACCTACTGTAGACATTGTGAACTTCATTTGTTTTGCTGAAGCGCCCACTGTCCATTGGCCAGTTGCTGGTACTAAGTTTTTACCACCTGTTGTATAACCACCGGTAGCAGCTATTTCATTAGTTACAGACGCATATGTGCTTAGTGTAAAAGTAGAAGTATTACTTGCACTTGTTGCTAAGACCATTTTGAATACGCCGGCACCTAACGTGATAGTTCCGTTACCTATATATTTTTTGGCACTATTATATAATTGCCATGCTGATGCAGCCATGTTAAATCTCCTTTATATCGGCGTATGAAGCGCCTGTTTCTAAAATATGACGGAGTAATCCGCCGTAAATGTTTAATTCAATTTCATCCCCAAGCATACGAACTAAATCAATAAACTCTTGTGCTTGAGAAATCATCCACGGATTGCAGCTGAATATTTTCCCGCCCACGTTTACGGGTATGATCGGCTGTCCATCATTTTCTTTTTGTTCATATGCATGGTGAACTTCATTATCACTTAAACAAGAATCACATCCGAAGAGATGAAACTGTTTAAATCCTAACATCCTAAATAACGGTATTGTTCTTAAAAGGACTGTAGATCCTCCTGGAACTGGATACCATGTTTTATAATGTTTAGCTAATATGTCATTAAGCAATTCTGAGCTCGTATGCCATATATAAGTTCTGTCTTTTGGTAACCCATCAAACGTAGTAGGATCACATTGAGAAGCAATAAAATACTTACAATGATCTACCACAGGTTGAGTAAATCGTGCATTAAATGGTCTTGCATCTACCATAACCATAGCAGAAGGCGTTAGTCCATTATCTAGGCACCATTTATAAGCCCCATTAATTGCGATCAGTTTAACACCATCAGCCCTCTTTTGTCTAATGGTTTCAAGGTGTTCATTCAATGATGGGCCACCGCCTACAATCATTACTTCTTGGTCGTTAGTTGGGTGAGGCTGTACTTGCATAAAGTCTCTTTGTACGTTGAATTCTACATTAGCCTTAATCGTTTCTTCGTCCGTATTAAGTACACCTGCATCAACTACATCTTCGCCTTTAATCCATGAACTTACATAGAATAGGCAATACCCATTTTCTTCTTTAGACCAATGAATAACACAATCTCGTTCAATAAACTTCTTTAGCCACCATTCATAGGGATGTACACTTAAATGTAACTTATGCCCTACTAACTTGCCCATGATGTCATCTTCAGTAGCAATCTGAAAAAATACATGCTGACATGCAGCCAAACAATTATCTAATACTTTATCAACATGATGAGGTCTTATATGCTCCATCACATCGGTACAAAAGCCATATGCTGCTTTGACAGGTAAAGCTTCAGATAAATCCGCCTCTACAAATCGCATAGCATGCTTCTGTGTTTCTAGCATGGGTCGAATATCTTCGTCTAAACAATTATCTGCGAAGTCAACCATAGTGACATCTAAGCCACCAAAGAAAGCTAAATTAAGGGAACCTCGTCCCGTACCACATCCTAGGTCTAATACTGATGCACCTTTAGGTGGTTTAGCTTGTCTTAAAAATTCGTGTGCAATGTGTTCACCAGGAGCTACAACTCTATACTCCGGTCTATCCCACATCATCTTATATAAATCTTTTTCTAACGGTCTTACATTACTTACTTTTACTTGCGGTGCTTCTGAAAATACAGAAGATACTGTTGTCATTTATGTGATCCTTATAATTGCAGCGTTTGATGTAGACGCCGGGAATGTTACTGTAAATGTTTGATTGGCTGTAGTTTTAGTACCTCCAAAATTTAATACTGCTACTGCTTTGTTACCTTGAGTGCTATTATATATCAAAGCACCGTCTGCTGAAAAGGTAGCGTTAGCCCAACTTGAATTCTCAAAGTTTAACCATGCCACTGTTTCAGTATTCGTTGAGGTAGGCGCTTGAGAAATAACTAATGTGTTACCCCCTGCTACATAGCCTGTACCTGTAACTTCATCCTGTGTTGTATATACTGTTGTTGTAGAGTTAAGCGTAGCTAATGTACTATATAAAGCTATTTTAAATGTATCCGCTGCAGTAGTTGCACGAATAACGCCTACACCAAAATTATGTATACCATCTAAGATTTCAACTTTAAAACTTGTTGCTAGTGTTTGTCCGATTGCCAATTTAGTTTCCTTTATTGAACTGGGTATCTAACTTGACCTGAGCGGTATGCATCCTGTCTATCTTTGCCATCACCTAATTGTTTGAGTAATAACATCGCTTCATCATAACGAGCTCTATAATTATCAAGAACATCTTTTTCGCCCTTCATATAGGTGTAAGCTTCTAATAATGAACCATATAAAAGTACAGAATCAAAGTTATTACCTAACCATGAAGTACCTGCTGTTACAATAGATTCAGGATAGTAGAAGTAATGAAGTTCCGCTGCATAAGCAGCATCGGGTGTAGGGCCTACAATAAACGTAGTGTTATCAAATACAGCATAGTATTGAGGCTGACCATAAAAAGCTGAATCAGTATCAGGAAATGATTGCCTAATAAAATTTACGTCTTTGTTTAAAAGATATAGATACTCGTTACTTGGATTAATAACAGCTAAGCTAAACGTAGCCAGCCAATCAGCGGGCATCGCTAAATATTTATTCCCGGTACTTAATGTTCCTGTTACGTTTTTTCTTAATGCAGGAAGTTGTACAGTATTATAGATACGTTGTTCTGCTTGGCGGATAAAGTTATTCATATCCGTTGTAGTAAACGTATTTTCTGTGTAGTCCTGTATTTGAACAACAAGCTGAGAATAATTTAAAGCCATGATTATGCCATTGGGCCTCTAGCTTTAGTACCTTTAGTAGCTGCGCCATAACCACGAGTTCAAGTTCACCATGTCTATTAATTTTCTTAGACGCTGGATCACCTGCGCTTACACGTTGTCTACCTGTACTTTGATCTAAGTCTTGAGCTTTTAACTTGTTAGGATCTTGAGAAAAGCCAATGTCTGCATTGGGTACAACGATGGGTTGTTTATATTCTGCCATGATTATTACCCCTTTTTCTGTGCGGCTACTTTAGCCATACCACGACCCATAGTCTTCATGTCAATGTTCTTTTTACCGCCTTTAGAACCTGCATGTTTAGGGCCTTTTTCGATACCTACTTTAGCTCCGTCGTCACCTAAGTTACGACCTTTAGTTTTACCTTGTTTAGTAATACCATCTGCGCCTGATTTATATGCCATTTTAATTCTCCTTAAGATATTGATATTGTTACATCACCTAGTACACTTGTTCCTACTAAGTCATTAGGTGTCAATGGTGCATCAAAAAAACTAGCTCCACCTACTGGATACCAGCCCCACTGTATGATTCTACTGCCCATCAACGGAACACCTGTTTGTGATGTAGAAGTTCCTGTTGTTTCGTCCGTTTGTAAGCCGTTTAAACCTGATTGATAATAACTAGGACTATCAGGTCTTGGGTTACGCACTGCTTGCGGATCGTTAACTGGGTATAGGCCTAAGCTTAACTGTGGTTGATCCGGTTCCCAACACTCAGGACATACAAGTATATTAACATTTTTGGTCTTAATAACCAATGTTTTAAGTTGTTTTAGTTTGAATCTAAATCCACAGCGATCACACTGTGCAATCGAGTTCTTGGCACTAGCGTATTTGGTTGGCATCGTCTACCTTATGTAACTCATATCTCTAGGCACAAACCTAACGCTTGCTTTTTCTCTATCCTCATCAGCTGCTAATTGGAACGCTGCTTCATAATCTGCTCTTAACATCTGAATACGATCAGGAGATACATTAGGTAACTTCATACTTAAATACGCAGCTAACCCTGCAACCATGCAAGGAATAAATCTAAACGGAATATCTTCTACTGAGATACCGCTACCTGCATCTTGAATTCGTCTTAATCTGTAATACACAAACTGATAAAAATTACTTTGATCTGGTGCTGGCCATACATTGACTGTAGGTAAGTTCTGTACAAATACTCTAGTAGCCGTTGTATGTGTTGCAGCCACCGTGTTATTAACACCACGTATACATCCAGTTAGTTGGTAGTATGTTGTAGAGCCACTTGTTGTCGTTGTAAGTCC